GCACCACCAGGCAGCGACTCCAGAGTAACGCTGTTGAGCTTTTTGCTGATCTTTTTGCAGACGTCCAAGGGAATAGTCATAGACCAAACTTCGAGCTGCTGATCTTCCAGGTTTTCGACAGTGGCGCGTCCGGCAAATAGAACATGGCCATTTGTGCCAGCTACTGTTGCATAGTCACGATGCGCCATCTTTACATGCACACCTACCAGGTAGTAGCGAATATCCTTTTTGGCTGCGCAGATAGCGGCTGCACGAATAGCGGAGGCTTGGATCGAGATTTTCATAGTAGGAACTTCCATTCTTAGGTTGATACAGTAGACCGCCTACTGTACTCATATTGTAACGCTATAACATTGTATCGGTTGACGTAATCGCAAAATATCTATGCAAATATTGCATAGGCAAAAACACCCGTAGTAAGTAGTACAATCTAGTCTGTAAGACTAGCAAATAATAGTGTGTGTTATGTAGATAGTCTGTAGGCCAGTGTGTAGCGCATAGGGTCACCTGGGGATGTTCCATCCTATCGCTCACCCGCTACCGATAGTTTTTCCCTACCCCTACCGCATTTCTACCTGATAGGTAATGTCCCCTCCCCTACCGACTACCGACTAGGTGCTCCGGCTAGGGCAAGGTGATGGGCTTCTAGCTCTGTAGAGTGTGACCCCCACATTCCCCCCACCCCAAAAAAAATATCCTGTTTCCTAGAAACTATGCTAGTATTCAGATATTGGTACAGAAGGGGATAGGTGATGATGACGATAAACTTAGAGAAGAGTGTTCCTATGCCGGTGTTGCGCAGGGTGTACAAGTACCCGTATGACACTATGGACGTTGGTGATTCGTTTACGGTTCCGGTAGCGGACAGGGCTAGGGTGCTGAACGCTAACTACAGGGCGTCTAAGATGCTGGGCATCAAGCTACAGGCTAAGACGCAGGGTGATGTTGTCAGAGTTTGGAGGACAGAATGAAGCTGGAATACGAAGTAGACGGTGAAACGCTGGCGCAGGACTTTCTAGACCACCTGGTGATCGGTTCTTTGAAGGACATCATCAAGTTGCTCACTTATGAGAACGATCCTGATGATCCTTACGACGATAAGGTGATTGATGCCTGCTTGGTGTTGTTGGAATACCTTGCAAAACCCAACGTGGACTGAACATGTCAGACCGCATCATTCTTGAGATGGCAGAGGCAAGGATGTTGGTGGCGAGTTACTTTGCTGCCAAAAGGACTCATGGGCCTGTGCAGGCTAACCAGTTCCTTGAGAAACAACTCAAAAAGCTAGAGAAGCTCTACGGCAAAGGAAGTGATGTGCGACTGAAGAAGAATATGCGGCAGGTGACGGATGAAGAACTTCTGGTCGATGTATGAACGTCCACTTCTCAAGCGCCACAGAAATGTGGGAAACGCCACAGGACTTTTTTGATTCTTGGTCTAAGAAGGTTGGCGGGTTTGACCTGGATGTCTGCGCCAGCCCAGAGAATGCAAAATGCCCCGTGTTCTTTGACAAACAGACCGATGGCTTGAAGCAAGACTGGTTTGGCAAATGCTGGATGAATCCCCCGTATGGGCGGGAAATAGGCAAGTGGATGCACAAAGCCTACATGGAAAACAAAAAGGGAGTTACGGTGGTTTGCTTAATTCCCGCAAGGACAGACACAAGATGGTGGCACGACTACGCCGTACACGGAGAAATTGTGTTTATCAAAGGCAGGCTCAAATTTGGCAAGTCCAAAAACTCAGCCCCGTTTCCTTCCGCTGTGGTGGTGTTTGTATGAAGTTTGACCTAGACAAGTTCTACAAGTTCTGCGCCCAGCTCAAGATTGAGTCTAAAGAGGATGGCCTTATCCCGATGGCAAAGCCTCTGGGGACGCAGACGTATGTGATGAACGAAATAGCAAAGGGGCTGGACGATGACATCCACTTCTTTGTCATTGTGAAAGGACGTCAACTTGGTATTACAACTATCGCGCTGGCTCTTGATCTCTACTGGCAATTTACTCACCCAGGATGGCAGGGTACTCTGGTGGCAGATACAGAGGAGAACAGGGATATGTTCCGGTCAACGCTGGGCATGTACATGGAAGGATTGCCCAAAGAGTACAAGATTCCGCTGGTTGCCCATAATCGGAACCAGATGGTACTCAAGAACCGGAGCCGCATCTTCTATCAGATTGCTGGAAATAAGTCTAGGCTTGGGCAAGGTAAGGCGATCACTTATTTGCACGGTACTGAGACAGCCTCTTGGGGAAATGAAGAAGGTCTCGCGTCCCTGATTGCATCTCTGGCAGAAAAGAACCCTGAGCGTCTGTACATGTTTGAGAGTACGGCGCAGGGGTTCAACATGTTCCACGACATGTACAAGACCGCCAAGTTTGCCAAAACCCAGAAGGCTATTTTCTGCGGCTGGTGGCGTAACGAGTATTACTCCGTCGAGGCTGACACCGCCATGTACAAGGTGTACTGGGACGGCAAGCTGACCGGCGAAGAGAAAGACTGGGTGAAGGAGATCAAGAAGCTGTACGGTGTGGAGATCAACTCCCGCCAGATGGCGTGGTGGCGCTGGAAGATGGCAGAGGGTATCAAGGATGAATCCCTGATGTACCAAGAGTTTCCGCCCACCGAGGACTATGCCTTTGTGATGACCGGAACCAGCTTCTTCTCCAACAGCCGTTGCACGGACGCTGCCAAAGTTGCGAAGAAGACTGTGCCGGACTGTTACCGATATGCGTTCGGGCAGAACTTCCAAGACACTCAGGTTCTGAAGTCTTCTGAGAGACTAGGTACGCTAAAGATTTGGGAAGAGCCTATTGACAACGCCTACTACGTTATTGGTGCTGACCCCGCCTACGGCAGCTCAGACTGGGCAGACAGGTTCTGCATACAGGTGTACCGCTGCTACGCTGACGGGCTGGATCAGGTTGCGGAGTTTGCTACCAGCGAGATGAACACTTACCAGTTTGCGTGGGTGATAGCCCATCTTGCTGGGGCGTACAAGAACTCCACCATGAACCTTGAGGTCAACGGGCCAGGGCAAGCTGTCATTGCCGAACTCAAGAACCTACGTCGGCTGGCAACCGCTACCCCAGGCACTATCGGGCGGGACTTGAGGGATGTGCTGGGCAGTATGCAGAATTACATCTGGCGCAAGCTGGACAACATGGGCGGTCTGTCCAACAGCATCGGCTTCATGACTACGCACCAGACAAAGGAGCGCATGATGAACTACATGAAAGACTTCTTTGAGCGACAGATGATGAACGTCTACAGCATGGACTTGCTGGAAGAGATGAAGACCATCGTGCGTGAGGACGGCTTTCTGGGCGCACCAGGCCGCAGCAAGGATGACAGGGTTATCGCCTCTGCGCTGGCAGTGGTTGCGTGGGCAGAGCAGGTGCAGCCTCGCCTGATAACCAACTACATCACCCGCGAGAAGCAGGCTAAGGATGCGGAAACCTCTGACCAAGACCTCTATGTGGGCAAGGTAGCCGCCAATTACCTTCAGCGTATAGGGCTACGTGCATGACGCTGACCAAGAAAGAACTGCTGCGGCAGATCAAGAAGTTTCTGCAAGACCCTGAGAGGGGCATTTCTAATGCCATGTTTGCCGAACTGTGCGGCATAAACAAGGATCACATGCGGGATGTTTTCCTCTACCAGACCGAACCACTGACCGAAACGGTGCAAATACGGGTCAACAAGGGGTATGACGCTTGGAAAAAGGGGCTGGTGAGGACTATGCAGCGCCGCAACCAGACAAGATTTGTGGATTACAGACCCGAACCAAAGCCAGTTATTGCCCCCAGCATGGGGCTGAAGTTGGTGGGTGGACAGTTAAAGCTGCGTGTTGGTATGGTCAACCGGCACGATTACAGTGAATATGACCTCAATGGGGATTGAAAATGGCAGTATTGAAAGATTACAAGTGCTTGGCACACGGCTACTTTGAGGCATGGGAGCCTCGTTGCCCTAAAGGTTGCGACGGTGAGGCCATCATGGTTGCATTCCTGCAACCAGTGGGTCTGCGGTCTGATACCACCAAACATTCTGATAGCACCATGCGCGGTCTGGCCCAAGACTTTGGGATGAGCGACATCAAGAGCGTCCGAGAGGGCGAAGCACAGCCTGCGCGGTTCCAGCAGCAGCCTCAGAACCCGTATGCCGTCCAGTGGGGCAACCCAAGCCAGATCAGTGGCTACGACATTCGTCCTATTGCGGATGAGTCGGTTAACGGTCTACAATTGGCGCAAGCTACTGGCAGGATTAAACCCCTGGCCCCTAGCATTGTTCAGCGGGATCATGAAAATCTGACTATTCAACAACCGAGCAGCACATGATTATTCCAAAGTCACCAGATGCGCGAGAAGCGTTTTACGTAGACCTCATGCAGAAGTGTCTGGTGTCTGTGGATGAGCGCAAGACGCAGTACGACAAACTCCGGTGCTACTTTTTGTTTGGTAGCTCACCAGATGATCCCCCTGCGCTGTTCAACAAGATTGCCCCGCACATTGACCAACTGAATTCGTTTCTGTATTCCTCAGAGACAACACGGTTCTCAATCAACATGGGAGCGTCGGTTGATAAAAGTGAACACACCAAGATTCCGGTGCTGACCCGTGCGCTAAACGACGAATGGTTGAACAGCAATACTGACCAGGTATTCTCCACTGCCATCAACTGGTCACTGGTCTACAACTCCACGTTTGTCAAGGTGGTGGTTGGCAAACAAGGCAGCATTCACCCGTATGTGATTGAGCCTGGCACTATCGGCGTACTGCGGGAAGACCGCCCTTACACCGACAGGCAAGAGGCTATTTGCCACAAATACTACATGACCAAATCGGAGCTGTACACACGCCTGTACAACCATCCGAAACGCGACAGCATTCTCAAGCGGGTGTTCGACGGCCCCAAACCCAAAGACGAAACGCCAAATGCTATGAACCGGCTGGCGTTCTCACAAACACAACCCAACGTAACAGGTAACGTCAATCTCTCGCTAGAGAGTATGAGCCGCTACCAAGCGCAAGTTGGTGAGAGCGTGATTGAAATGGTGGAGATGTGGGTGTGGGATGACGACACATCTGACTATCAAGTGGTCACGATGGCAAACCCGTTTGTTGTGATCTATGACCGCAGCGGCGAGTCCATGTTCATTAAGGGCGAATGCCCTTTTGTGCAAATCTCGCCCAACCCGCTATACGATTATTTTTGGGGTCAGAGCGAAGTTGAGAAGCTGATCTATTTGCAAGAGTTGCGTACCAAGCGCGTTGGCGAGATTTCTATGTTGCTTGCCAAACAAGTCAACCCGCCAAAAGCGTTCTCTGGTTTTATGGGCATCACGGATGAGAAAGCATTTGCGCTGAACTCGCCCAGCTCCTTCATTATGTCGGACACACCTGGCGGCAAAGTTGAAGAACTTGCCCCCAAGATTCCAGAAGACTTGTTCAAAGAGATTGCCGAGATCGACGCTATGTTTGCAGAGGCCAGCGGCATCTCTAGCGTGTTGCAAGGCCGTGGCGAGACAGGCGTTCGCTCTGCCGGACACGCAAGTCAACTTGCCCGTCTGGGTTCTAGCCGTGCCAAGAAACGTGCGCTCATCATTGAAGACTCGTTAGAGAAACTGGCAACGCTGTATCTCAAGATTATGCAGGCGTATGACGACACGCGCTACTTAGATGAAGCCGGTATGCCGTTCATTGCTGAACAATTTACCGGCGACTTTGTGGTCAAAGTAGACGCGCACAGCAACAGCCCAATCTTTATGGAAGACAGCCGTGACCTAGCGTTTAAGTTGTTTGAGGCAAAAGTCATTGACAGAAAACGTCTGATTGACTTGGTTGACCCGCCCATGAAACAATTGCTCAAGGATGATCTTGAGAAGCTGGAAAAGAAAGAAGCGGAGCAGGCGGCAAAGCAGCCACCAGCGCCAGCGCCTAAACAACCGAAAGGACAGTGATGGCAGACGATTCTAGTATTGTGAGAGGGGTAAGTAACCCCAACAACGCAGCGCGTTATACTGGCAGTAAAGATGTTGCGCGAAGCGAAAAAGTAGGATATAACCGCAGCAATGTGGGCGGCACTCAAAAGAGAACTGATGGTCGCTCGCAAAAGCGACAATGAATTCGGGGAACCGGATAGGGTATGGCTGCATTCCCTTTTAAATGTGGCCGCTGTTAGGAGTACCATCATGGCACGCAAAGCACGCAAAGGTATGCGCAAATCCAAGCGTAAGTAATTAGGGGTTAACCCTAATTGCTTGCACTGGATGCAACCCATCTTTCAGTGGTTGGATGAAAACTAACCACTACTTATTAAGGATATTGATATGCCGATGGACAAAATGATGGAGTTGATTCAACAAGGGCAAGCTCCTGAGAACACCGACATTCCCGCGCCTGCTGCTGCTGGCTCTGGGCCTGATTCGGGTGTGCCGCCTATGGCATCGCCTATGTCAACGCCAGAACCCAAGATGGGCAGCAAAGCGGCAGCAAATATCAATATCCAGATGGCTATGGACTTGTTGGAGCAGTCGCTACCCGCGCTTGGTAGTGAGACTCCAGAAGGCCAGAACATCATGAAATCACTTGGCTCTTTGCACAAAATGTTTGGTAAGCGCGAAGCAAAGAATCGTGAACTAATGCCAGCGGAGATTATGCAGATGATGCAAACGCTACCTCAAGCAGGCGGCGCAACTCCAGAGCAACGCAGCATTGCCCAAGCACCTATGCCTGGCGCAGGCCAACCACCACTCCCAATGTAAGGAACCATCATGGACTTGTTCAAGCCTCGCGGCTCTACCCCCATCCGTAAACCGACTGACAACAACATGCAGAACGGTCAAATTTTTAACCCACCACGTTTCTCGCAATTTGGTGGCGGCAAAGATGGCACTGCCATTGGAAGCCAGATGTACAAGAACAAAATGTCGCTGGAAAAACCAGGCGGCACAAAGAAGGTCATCTAATCATGACCAATTACCCACAAGCCAAGCGCGTGTCTAAGCGCGGTGGCGGTAAGCGTTATTAACCAACTAGGGGATAGTTATGTCACTTGAAGATGTGTCCTACGAAGCGCGAGATGAACTGGCTCGACTGGCAAAACAATTGTCGGACAACCAAGAAACTCGTACTGAATTTCTGAAACTTGCCAAGAAGGTTCGCCCAGATGTGGTGATGCCCGAAATCGAGATGGAAGAGCGTTACGCACGAAAATTCCAAGACTTTGAAACCAAACTTGCAGCCCGTGATGCCAAACAAGCCGAGCGTGAAGCTATGGACAATTTGGAATACCGCCGCAAGTCTTTGATGGACAAAGGTCTTGTTTCTAGCCGCGACGAAATCCAAGAAGTTGAAAAACTCATGTTGGACAAGGGCATAACCAATCACGAAGCTGCTGCTGAATATCACAAATATATGAAGCAAGCCGCTATTCCTACGCCAAGTGGCTACAATCCCAACCCAATGAAGAAGTTTGATCTTTCGGCATTCCACAAGAATCCCGTTCAAGCTGCGCGGGATGTGGCTGCACAGGCGCTGTCAGATTTTCGCAAACCTGTCAGGCCCATTGGTCTGTAAGGTGTAAAGGTAAACAGGGGATTTTTTTAGGAGCTTTTCATGGCTATTGGCGGCGGTATTATTCCCAGCACTGGCAGTAGCCAGTACACCGAACTCTCGTATGTAACACGACGTGCGTTCATTCCTAAATTGGTTGTACAACTGTACAACTCCACCCCTCTGTTGGCTGCTCTTTTGAGCAACTCGCAACAAGCATCTGGTGGTGTGTCATCTGTTACTGCACCTGTGCAGGGTTCACAGATGGTTACATCTCAGTGGTCTGACTACTCTGGTTCGTTTGCACAGCCAAGCGTCCAAGTTGGCGTGACCAATGCTGAATTTAACTTGAAGCTGATGATTGCTCCCGTGCCGTTCCTTGGCATGGAAGGCGCTGTTCAGCAAGACTATGCAGTGATCCCGCTGATTGAAGCGCGTATGAATGACGCGACCAATTCGATGATGGATAGCATGGCTACTGCCTTGTACAGCAACACCACCAATACCCAACAGTTCATCGGCTTGCCTGGTGCTGTGGATGACGGTACTACCCTTGCCACCTACGGCAACATTAACCGTACCAGCAATACTTGGTGGAAGTCGAAGTTGTACGCAGCCGGTTCTGTAAACCCAACCCGTGCCAACCTGCTGCAATACATCAGCGGTACTGTGAAGAACTCTGCTGAAGTCCCCACGTTTGGCGTGTGCGGCTTTGGTACTTGGACTCTGTTGGCTCAAGACTACGTTGGTCAAGAATCTTATGTCATTACCCCAGGTAAAGGCATTGGCTTTGACAATGACGCTGACGGCCCTCAATCTGGTTTCCGCGCCTTGATGGTTGCCGGTGTGCCAATCTATCCAGACCCCTATTGCCCAGAAGGTACTGTGTACCTGTTGAACAGCAACTACATGTCGCTGTACATCCACGAAATGGGTTCGTTTGCCTTCACCGGCTTTGAGTCCACTTTGGCTAACTGGCAAGTCGGTTATGTCGGCGCAGTGTTGACGATTGCTGAACTGGTGGTAACGAAGCCTAAAGCCATGACGAAAGTCACTGGTTACAACTCTCTCACCATCTAAGGAGTACACACTATGATTAATCAAATGGGTTTTGGTGTTCGCGGTACTAACTGGCCCAACACGCCTATCAACTTGGCTTCTGGTCAGGTCTACACTCTCCCCAGCGGTCAATACTCTGCTCACCTTGGCCCCTACACTTCTGTCCAGCAATATGATGGCGTAAGCCAAATCTGGCGCTTTGTAGAGTCGTCTGCTCAATCCGCACCGACTATCGTCTCTTCTGACGGTAGCAACGTGCGCTTGATTAACATGACCGGCACGGTTGTTGGCGCAGTCATTACTACTGCTGGTTCTGGTTACACCAACGGCATCTACCCTGCCGGTACTGGTAACGGTACTGCTGCCTCTCCCACCTGCACGTTTACGGCTGGTGGCGGCAGCGTGTTGGCAACTGGTAACGTGATTGTTGGCGGTGCTATTAACACCACCGTGACCATCACGACCGCTGGTAGCGGCTACACCCGCGCTCCCATTCTGTTGATCTCGCCCCCTCCTGCTGGTGGCGTCCAGGCTACTGCAACTTGCACCATTTCTGCTGGTGTGATTAACGCAGTGACCGTGACCAACCAAGGCGCTGGCTACACCGTTGCTCCTACCATCACCGTGGTGAACGGCACTGGCGACACCACTGGCTCTGGTGCAGTGTTGACCGTTAACGCTACGCTAGTTGGTTCTGGAACTGTCACCGCTATCACCATCAACAACAATGGTGCGAACATGACCTCTGTTCCTACCATCTCGTTTAGCCCAGCATCTAGCACCGCAGCCACTGCTGTGATGTGCTTTGGCTTGTTGACCTCTGCCACTACTGGCGGCACTGGTTACACAAACACTGCTACGGCCCCGTTTGTTGCAACGTCCAACATCACTGCTGGCACTGCGACCTTGACCAACCCCGCCATCTCGACTGGTGTGTTTGTGCCTCGTCCTGCTATTGGTTATGTGACCTGCTCGGCTACAACGGCTTGGGCTGCAACATTGACCGATAACGGCTTGTTCCAAGTGGCATCTGCTTACACTGGTGTGGTTCCCACATCGGCGGCATTTGGCACAACGACTGGTACTGTTGCGAACACCTTTGGTGGCGTGTCGGATACCGTTTATCTGCAAACCATCTAAGGAAACATCATGGCTGGTTCTAGAGTTGCAAACAAACTGCCGAGTCAATTTGGTAGCATTCTGCTGGCTGTTGTTCCGTCGTTGAATTTGAATGCTACGGGCGATACGTTCGTGGCATTCGCCGACACTCCCACAAAGTTTCGGGTTCGCGCCATTGCGATGACCAATGGTTCGATCAACCCAACTACGGCACGTTTTACAGTCCAGACCGCAGCAAGCGCAGGCGGCACAGCAGTTGTTACTTCTGTGACCCCTTCTTTGGCTTCTTCCGCTGTTGTGCAAGACTTGAGCATTGCGTCCACCAACGCATTCACTCAATCGTACTTGTACATCAACGTAGGTACGGCCCAGGGCGCAGCAGCTACGGTTGACCTGTATATCTACGGCGACATTTTGACTTCCTAACATGTGGGTTACAAATAACAGTGAACACGATCTAGAAGACGGATACGACGGCAAGCGTTACTTGTTTGCCAAAGGTGTCCCTGTAGAAGTGCCTCCGGTTGTTTGTAACCATGTGTTCGGATACGGTGAAGATAACAAAGAGCCGCATTTACGGCGGCTTGGATGGATGTTGAACAATACAGAATTGCAAAAGGCAAAAGACCGCCTTGCTTGCTTCTCTTTTTCTTCAACTCGTCCCAACGTCCACGTTCTATCCCCCGTGGTTGATGCAGCACCAGTCCCTGCGCCTAAACAGCGCAAGGCTGGTCTTGTTCAAAAAGCCGCATAACATCATGAGGCAGAAATGGTACTCTCTGATTACATCACCGAATGCCGGAGATTGCTGCATGATGCGAATGGCAACTTTTATTCCGACAGCGAACTAACTGATTACATCAATCAGGGTAGGGTTCGATTGGTGCGAGACACTGGCTGTCTGCGTACTTACCAAACATCTTCTGTGGCGCAAAACCAAGAGGTTCTGCTCACCAGCTCTCTGCCCAACGGCACAAGCACACTGGACATCATCAATTTCAACTTGATCTGGGGCAACACCAGGATTGCGTTGCAATACATGCCGTTCACCGATTTCAACGCACGGCTGCGCTACTACCAGAACTACCAAGGTAGACCCATTGCGTACTCAATGTACGGGCAAACCAGCATCTACCTTGGCCCTGTGCCAGACCAGACATATAGCGTGGAACTGGATACGGTCATCATGCCTACGGCACTAAGCACAACCAGCCCCACAGAAACGATTCCCGAACCGTATACAACGCCTGTAGCGTTCTATGCCTGCCACAAAGCCAAGTACAAAGAGCAAGCATACGGAGAAGCAGAAATCTTCAATCAAGAATACAAGAATCAAGTGAAGGCTGTGCTTTCCTCTGTGTTTACCCGACGGATTACCACACCATACCTTATGGGATAAACATGGACGATCTGCAAAACACGGTAAACGACAACGACAAGCGTTTGAGCGTACATGAGGCCGTGTGCGCCGAGCGTTACGAAGGCATACAAGCATCTCTTGCAAGCGGCGAAAAGCGTATGCAGAAGATTGAATACCTCTTGTACGGAATTGGCGGCGTTGTTCTCCTTGGCCCTGGTTTTGCTGCTGAACTGCTCAAGAAATTTGTGGGCCATTGATGATTGACCCAATCACGCTTATTGCCACTGCAAAGGCTACCATAGCCGGTGTCAAGCAAGCTATTGCTTTGGGAAAAGACGCATCTGAACTGTGGCACAAGTTTTTTGATGTCAAAGATGCGGTGATGAAAGAGAAGGCTCACCCAACCAAGAAGCCTTTTCAGTCAATTAACAGTCAGGCGTTGCAGATTATTCAACTTGCAGAAGAGATGCAGCAAGTAGAAGACGAAATCAAAATGTCTTTTATGAAGCGCGGAAAGACCAACTTGTGGATGGATTTCTTGCGAGAGCGCAACCGGATTGTGGCTGAAAACAAAGCGGATGAGATTGCGGCAGATAAAGCCAAAGCCAAACGCAAGGAAGAAATTGAAGAGGCAGTTGAGATGGTGTTGTTGATTGCGCTTATTGCCTTAGTGATTACCCTTGGTGTTTGGGGTACGGTTGAATACATTGACTTTATGAGGAAATAAAATGGATGAACTACTCAACATTCTCAAAGGTATTGCGCCTGCTGTTGCAACCGCCGTTGGTGGCCCTCTTGGTGGCCTCGCTGTTACCGCTATCGCTAATAAGTTTGGTGTGGCTGATGATGTTAAAGCTGTTGCGGCTGCTATTGCAGGCGACCCAGAGGCGGCGACCAAACTAGCTGAACTAGACCTCAAGCAATTTGAATTAGAGAATGCTGACCGCGATTCTGCGCGTCACATGCAAGAAGTCGCTTTGCAGCAAGACGATAAGTTTGCCAAGCACTTTATTTACTGGTTTGCGTGGTTCTGGTCTGTGGGGTCTATGGCTTACTTTTTTGCCATTACCTTTGGTCAAGTGCCAGCCAGCGGAAAAGATTTTGGCAACATCATTCTTGGCTTCTTGCTGGGTACTGCGGTAGCCACCATCATCTCGTTCTTTTATGGTTCCAGCAAGTCCAGCAAGGACAAGACTGACACAATGAGCAAGGAGTTGATGAAATGAATTTGACAGAACACTTTACCCTTGAAGAGCTAACCCACACTGACCACCGTGAGTTTGATAACACGCCTAATGAGCAAGAACGTGCCAATTTGGTGCGCTTGGCTGGCTTGCTGGAGCAAGTCAAGTCTGCCATCGGAGGCAAGCCCATCATGGTCAACTCTGCGTTCCGCTGCAAGCAAGTCAATGATGCAGTAGGCAGCAAAGACACTAGCCAGCATCGTGTTGGCTGTGCGGCTGACATTCGTGTGCCAGGTATGACCCCTGACGAAGTGGTGAAGGCAGTAATGGCTGCGGGTTTACCCTACGACCAACTGATCCGTGAGTTTGACCGCTGGACGCACATCTCTGTGCAAAACGAAGAAACCGGCAAACCCCGTGGTCAAGTGCTGATTATTGACAAACAAGGTACTCGTTTGTATGCCTAGAAAAAAAGGCCCCAACCTATCTGTCGGCAGAGGTGAGAAACAATCTGTCCGCAAGGGTGGAGGCTTGACTGCAAAAGGCAGGGCCAAGTACAACCGTTCTACCGGAAGCAATCTCAAGGCTCCACAGAAATCGGGGCCAAGGCATAAATCGTTCTGTGCCAGAAGTAAGAGCTGGACAGGTGAGCGCGGCAAAGCCGCAAGAAAACGCTGGGGGTGCAGATGAAAACGCCAAAAGCAAAACGTGGGTTGTACTACAACATCAACAAGCGCCGCAAAGCCGGTCTGCCAGCAAAACGTCCTGGTCAAGCAGGCTACCCTACGGCTGCATCTTTTCGACGCGCCAAACGCACTGCTAAGAAGTAAGCATGGCAACTCAGGAACAAAAGAAAGACTACAAGGTTGTCAAAGACTTTGTGGGCATCAACACAAAAGCCAATCGCACTGCGATTAAGGAAGAAGAGTTTGCGTGGCTGGAAAACGCCATGCCTATCGGCTCTGCCAACGTGCGTGTTGTTCCTGCTCCCAGCACCGTTGCTGGTGTCACGTTTGCCGCCAGCGTTGTGTATGCAACTTACGGAAATCTTGGAGTAACCAATTACTACATAGCTTTCTTGTCAGACGGTTCTGCGGTGCAAGTCAAAGTTTCTGATGGCACAACTACCTCCATAGGCGCTGCCGGTACGTTCTCGACATCCGGCGTACAAGCCAGCCAGTGGAACAACACACTCATCATCATCATTGACCCCAGCAATGGCTATTTCCAGTGGAATGGCACAAACCTTGTCAAAGTTGGTTCTCTGAGTTTTGCGTTGTCTGGTACGGGTACAGGATACACATCTGCAACTACCGCAACGGTCGCAGTTCGAGACCAAACTGGAGGTACAACAGCAACAATCTCTTTGACCATTTCTGGTGGAGCAATTACAGCGGTTTCTGCTTATGGCACGGGACTTACGCCAGGTACAGGTTATACAACGCTTAATCCAACAGTCACTATTGGAGCGCCAGGTAGCGGACAAACTATTACCGCAACCAGAATTGACCAGCCAGGCACTGCCATAGCGTCGTTTGCTGGACGGGTCTGGATTGCCAATGGCAGGACGCTGTACTACACCGCAGCTAATACAAACAATGATTTCATCAGTACGTCGGCTGGAAATATCGTTTTTAACGACTCCACGCTGATAGGCAACATCACCCAGCTTGTAAGTGCAAACAACTTCTTGTATGTGTTTGGCACTGACAGCATTAACGTGATTTCGGATGTAAGGGTTAGCACCAGTACGGGCGCAACTTTGTTGACAAACACAAACATCAGCGCCAGCGTGGGAACAGACCTTCCCTACGCCATGATGCCGTACTTCCGTTCTATTGTGTTCATGAATCGGTACGGCGTGTACGCGCTGGTGGGTTCTACAACGTCCAAGCTCAGTGACGCGCTTGATGGGGTTTTCCCTTACATTGACTTCACCAAGAATGTCAGCGCAGGCCAGGTGCTGGTGTACAACATCTTGTGCGCTGCATTTAACTTCTACGTCAACAGTTCATTCCCGTATGGGTCTGGCGGCGGTCGGTGGGTGCAGGCGGTGTACTTTGATAAGAAGTGGTTCTTCACTTCTCAGAATGCAGTGACGTTTGTTGCGTCTATTCCGGTTAGCGGCTCTGCCGTGCTGTTCACCACCACTGGTACTGACTTGCAGCAAACGTACCAAAGTTCTACAGCGGCAATCTCTAGCTACATCCAGCCTGCGCTGTACGGCATGGGCAACATCATCCGAGACAAGGTTGCACTAAAGTTTGGTGTAGAAGCAATTTTGCCATCTGCGCTGGGTAACAACATGACGGTGACAGTGGACTCAGAGAATGCCACATCACCATCTGTAACCCTTAACAACTTCCAGTATGTAAGTTGGATAAACAACAGTGGCTCCGTGGTGTCTTGGAATAACGCATCTTCTCAAACAGTGTATTGGGGAAATGCCACTATCGGTTACTACTTGTACCGTTACGATGCAGAGATGTGGGGCAAGTACATATCATTGACCATTACCAGCTCGTCACCCAATTGGACGATGACTGGAATACAGTTTGAAACTGAACTAAGAGCGAGGTTCTAATGTCTTATTATCCTAATGTCTACGCCAGCCAAACAGGGCCGTTGCTGCTGTCCGGTCTGGATGCCAACTTTAACTTTGCTGTTGACATTCAATCGCAGTCTTTGTACGTTGCTGCTGGTGGGTCATCTGACATCATCACTGGTACGTTTACTCCTGCCGTCACAGCATTAGTTTCTGGCCTGACTTTGTACGTCAGGGCAGCGACTGCCAACACGACAACAACGCCCACGTTTTCCGCTAACGGATTGACTGCTCGCACAATTGTTAAGCTGAACAACCAGGCTCTTGCTGTAGGTGACATTGCTGGCGCTGGTCACATTCTGATATTGCAATACGACGCCACTAACACTGTGTGGGAGTTGGTAAATCCTGCAACCGTCGGCGTTGCAAAAATTATCGGCATATTGCCCACTGCTAACGGCGGCACAAACTTGGGTGGAGCTACGCCCTTCACCGCAAACGGTGTTCTCTACGCATCATCTACAAGTGCGCTTGCGACTGGTAGTGCGCTGACGTTTGACGGGACAAATTTATCACTTGGTTCAACGCAACGCCTGCTTGTTGGAAAGTCTACTAGCGACTTAAATAATTGGGGTGTTCAAATTTATGGAACATCGGCATATACAAATGGCATTGAACTAACTTATGGCGGTGTAGGTGCTGCGGGATTATGGGTTCCTTCCGCAAGTTCACTGGCCTTTGGTGCAGATGCAGCAAGCGGAACAACTGAATTGATGCGCCTTACCAGCACAGGGCTTGGTATTGGGACGAGTTCACCTTCGCAAAAGTTGACTGTTAATAATGGCAATATTGGTGTTTACAACAGCAGCGCTGCTATTGGTGCTTATGGTGCTAATTCAACAAGTCCTAATTTTAGTTTAGGTAATTTGGCTGGCGCTGTTCATTGGCAGTTATATGAAACCTTGGATGGTTCTGGTAATAGGGGTAATTTCAATATTTACGATGGAGTAGCATCTGCCAATAGGTTGACAATTGACACCAGCGGCAACCTTGGACTAGGTGTTACTCCTAGTGCTTGGACAACAGTTACTCCGGCTTTGCAAGTAAGTAATGCGTCTTTGATTGGCTATAACAATCAAGCCATTTTATCGTCTAACTGGTACTACAACGCTGGAAACAAATATATTGCTAGTGCATATGCAACGCAATACTCGCAAACCACTGGACAGCACCAGTGGTTCACCGCCCCCTCCGGCACAGCAGGTAACGCCATCACTTTCACGCAAGCAATGACGCTTTCAGCGGCTGGTGTGTTGTCTTTGGGTGATACTGGAACTGTTGCATCTAGTTTTTCTGGTGTTAAATTCAATGGCGCTTCTTATAACGGCTTGGGATTAAACGACAGCTCCTCTACTTCAGCAGTGGGTTTTGTTTACTTCCAAATTGGTGGAACCACAATTGGTTCAATTACTCGTGTAGCGGCAACCTCGGCTGTTGCATACAACACCACGTCTGACCAACGCCTGAAAACCAACATTGCAGATGCTGCATCTGCATCAACTTTGATTGACGCAATCCAAGTGCGTCAATACGACTGGAAATCTGATGGCTCACACCAGCGTTACGGATTCATTGCTCAAGAACTTGTGACCGTGGCTCCAGAGGCTGTACACCAACCCGCCGACCCTGAAGCAATGATGGCGGTGGACTACTCCAAACTTGTCCCCATGCTGGTAAAAGAAATCCAATCCCTCCGCGCCCGTGTCGCACAACTTGAAAGCAAATGATGACTACATTCAACTGGACTATTTCTCAAATGGATCGCCTGACCTCTGACGGCTTTGTTGTCACGGTGCATTACAACGTCACCGCTACCGATGACACCTACAGCGCCAGCACCTACGGCACTATTAGCTACACCCAAGAGCAAGGCGAGACCTATATCCCCTACGACGACCTGACGGAAGCTACTGTTGTTGGCTGGGTGCAGACCGCGCTTGGCAAAGACACTGTAGAGTCCAGCCTGCAAAGCCAGATTGACGCTCAGAAGAACCCCGTGCAAGCAACGGGTTTGCCCTGGTAATGTCCTATGAACATGGACGCCATCTCGCTAGTCAGACATGGTGACATAGACAGTCTCCAGGGGTTTGCGTTAGAGAATGGCCTCCAGCATCAGCTTTTTGCTGACACTTTGGCAGATAATGGGGTGCGGATACCCAAATTTCCTCTGATAGACATCAATCCTAACGACGTAGAAGACTGGCTTTTGGCTCACCAAGTAGAGCATCAGGCCATCTCTGCGGAGCTTGGATTAAGCAATCCGGTCAATCTTTTAGACTCAAATTGGAACGATGAGAGTTCTTTTTACGACTGGATTAGCACTCACCTTTCGCTTCATCAACAAATTGTTGTTGCACTAGGACTTTGATATGAGTTGCCCAACCTTGCCCCCCCACCAAAAAAATTTGGGTTTTTCAGAAGTCAACCTTAACAACGAACTGAAAGTGAAGGTCTGATATGCCAAGAGACATTCCGTATGCGCCACCCGCTTCTGCGGCACCAGCGCGATCTCAAGCAGGCACTATGGTTCCTATTTACGAACCAATGTCTGACCGACAAAAAGATTACAACGCGCTTCATGGACTAAGCACTACTCCAAAAATTGTTGGGTATTCCGTAGACCTTGGAAATGGTCAATTTGGAAACTACGACGCCAATAAAAATTTTCTTGGAAATGTGTCCGACAACAAAGGTGGGTTTATGAATAGGGTTGCGGAAGCCCTTCCATCCGTTGTTATGTCAGCAGGTCTCAACTTTATTACCGCAGGAGCAGCGTCTGCTATTGGTGCTTCGTTGACAACTGCTGGGATTGTTTCTAGTACAGCCGCAGCAAATGCGGTAGGTGCTGCTATTGTCAACGCAGGTGTTTCAGCGGCCCAAGGCGTTCCAATGGACAAAGCCCTTGAGAATGCAGCCATGAACGTTATAACCTCGCAAGTTATTTCTCCAGCAATTGCTTCTGAAGTAAAGTCTGTGATTGATAGTCCAGTCATCCAACAGATGGCAACTAACGCAGGCACTAGCATTGTGGTTGGTACTGCGCAAGGAAAGTCTTCTGAAGAAATAACCAAGTCAGCCATTGGCTCTGCAACTGGTGCTTTGGCTGTTGCTGCTGGTAAAGAAGTTGGGACACAAATTTTATATAACATTGAAGACCCGATCATTGCAAAAATTGCTTCTGATGCGGCTAGTGCAGGAGTCAATGCTCTTATTAAAGGTGGAAACGCGGGGAAAGCTGCGCTAGATGCTGGCGCTACCACTTTGGCAAACTCCAACATTGATTTTGGAGATACTTTGTCAGGCATCAAAGAAGCCATTGAACCTATCAGCGCAGCAGCAACAAGCGTCCTCCAGCCACTTGAACAGCCCGTTAAAGAAGCGGCTCAGAAAGCAAGCGATGTAGTTACATCCGTGGCTCAACCCGTGAGCGATGTAGCTACACAAGTTTTGCAACCAGCAGAAAAACCAATCAAAGAAGCAGCGCAGAAAGCAAGTGACGTTGTTACTTCTGCAACAGAACCTTTGAGACAAGGATTCCAGGCTGCAAGTGATGTTGTGACCTCTGCCACAGAACCTTTAAAAAGTGCTGCTAAAACTGTTGGTACTGACGTATCTGATGCAGTCAGCAAAATCCCAACCGACAACCTAGACAAGTCCATCATTGACTTGATGAGCAAAGCTCCTACAGCCAATAAGCCTGCCGTGTCTAATGTGGCTGCTGGTGGTGAGAGTGCCAGTGGTGGCGGCGGGTCTGCATCCTCTTACGGTGGGGCAGATGTGGCTATGCTTGGAGATACCAGCGAGGCTGGACTAGGTAGCAAAGTTTCCAAAAAAGGTGGAAAATACCCGTGGGGCGAACCAGAAGGTACGACTGCACTGAAAGAAGGACTAGGTATATAACATGGCTACTCTCGCAAAACTGCTGCAAGTCGATATGGGTCTGCCGGACATGGCAAAGCGCCTCGCCGCTGCCGGACGGGGCAAAGACACCATCCTGGCCCACATCAACCCCAAAGAAGCGCGTCTGTTGAAATCTCGTGGCGGTAGTGGAGAGATCAATCCTGACACCGGCATCATGGAGTTTGATGAAACGGGAGAGGGTGACGCTTATCAATACAAGCCAGAAGATTACTCCAACCCTCCAGCGTTTGCACAGCCAACAACAGAGAGTTTTACTCCAGCACCCGCAACAGTCACGCCTATGACAGAGGGGTCAGGCGGCGGCTTGACCACTGGAGCTGGAAACGTAGGACTCGGAGCAACAGCTAATCGTTCCGCAGACATAAGCGCCCCACTTGGCGCTCCTGCAACGTCTGCTCCTGGTATGGGTGGTGGAGTTGGAGTTACTGCGCCATCTAATGTTGGTGCTGCCGTTAGTTCTCCTTTGACACAAAACGCTCCTGCAACTTCTGCTGCACCTTCTTCCGGTGGTGGAGGTGGTTTTATTGAAGGCTTAAAGAGTTTTGGCAACCAGTTGGGTGATCTCAACAAGGCTCTATCGCCGGTTGTTCCGTATCTCAAAGGTGGCGCTGGATTGGTTGCGGCTGCTCAAGGCAATAAAGCTAGTGAGCAGATGCAGCAACAAGCTGCTGCGAATGAAGCTGAGATTAGAAAGCTGTCGGAACCCTACCGTCAGCGCGGA